GCAGCTGCCATAGGCTGGATCTCGGCAGCAGCAGCTCTATCTGCTTACGCAGCAGCGGCAGCAAACGCAGCAATCGTGACACCGCCAGTCATTCCGCAATTGCCAGTCATTCCGCCAATTATTCCGCCAGGCGGCGATGAAGGGCCTAGATATGTTCCGCCGCGAGGAGCCATTCTGGCATTGGCAGCAGGCGGCATCGTAACTTCGCCAACTCTTTCTTTAATTGGTGAAGCAGGGCCAGAAGCAGTAATCCCACTAGGCCAGATGGGATCAATGGGCGGAACGACGATCAACCTAACAATCAACGGCAGCGTCACCAGCGAAGGCGATCTGGTTAACACAATTAGAAACGCGCTCTTGCAAGGACAAAATAACGGCCAAGCCATCGTTAAGAATGCGATCTTGATCTAATGCCAGGAACGCCACATCTCGGAGTAAGCGTTGACTTTGCAAACGGCCCGGCATTCGGCAACCCACTCGTACTAGACGACACCGTTTCAGGACGCCTCGGATTCGGAATCCTGGCGGACGTGCCAGCAGACACCGTTGACGTATCAGACATCGCGCTACGAGTGAGCATACGACGCGGTCGAAACCGAATCCTCAACAAATTTGAAGCAGGATCAGCAACGATCGTATTGGAAGATACGACAGGCGACTGGAATCCACTCAATACCGCATCGCCCTACTACGGCAAACTGCTACCGCTGCGCAAAATAAGAGTCTGGGCAGACTACGACGACGGCACAGGAACGCAGCAGTACTACCTTTATTCTGGCTACATCATTTCCTACGACACCGGATTCGTTCTTGGCGCAGAAGAGATATCAACAGTGACTCTGTCCTGCGTGGACGGATTCCGATTGCTAAACAGCGTGGGCATATCCACAGTCGCAGGAACCAGTGCAGGGCAGCTAAGCGGAGCCAGAATCGAAAACCTACTTGACGTGGCTTCATGGCCCAATTCGCAACGAGTGATCAATGCCGGAAACAGCCAGATGCAGGCAGATCCAGGAACCGAGCGCGACCTGCTCACAGCTATACAAACGGTTGAGAACAGCGAATTTGGCGGCTTCTACCTAGACCCAGAAGGCAACGCGACATTCCTATCACGCGACACAGTAAGCAAGAAGGCAGACGCAACGCCAGTAGTGTTTAGCGATACCGGCACAGGAATCTCCTACCAGGGCATCGACTTCGCCTTCGACGACACACTCATTCTGAACGATGTGACAGTGACGAGACTAAACGGCGTTGCGCAGAATGTTCAATCGACAAGCAGCATCGAAACCTTCTTCATCCATTCTGGAAAGCGAGAAGGAATCCTCGTACAAACCGACGATGAAGCGTTGAGCCAGGCAAGCATGATTCTAGGATCGCGAGAGAATGCCACGATACGCATCGACTCGATGACTCTGAACTTAATGGAAGCAACAGAGCCAGCAAGAATAGACGCAGGGTTAAGCCTTGACATATTTGGGCTGGTAAATATAACCAAAACCGCCCCCGGCGGATCCGCAATGACCAGAGAACTATTCGTACAAGGAATACAGCACGACATAACCCCACAAACATGGCAAACGAAGCTGCTAACTTCCGAGCCAATCATTCAAGCCTTTATTTTAGATTCTAATTTACAAGGACTGCTAGACTCAGGAATCCTGAGCTACTAAGGAGAACCATGCCAACAGCAAACGCCGGATACAAAGCATTCGCCACAGGCGACGTGCTAACAGCAGCTCAAGTGCAGTACAACCTGCAAAACCAGACAATCATGTTCTTTGCGAGCAGCGCAGCAAGAACCGCAGCTCTTAGCGGAGTCGTAGTCGAAGGAATGTTCTCATACCTGGCCGATACCAACGCATTCGAATACTACGACGGCGCAGCGTGGCAATCAGCATCCAACCCAGGCGACATCACCGGAGTAACAGCCGGCACAGGATTAAGCGGTGGCGGCACATCGGGAACCGTGACCCTTTCAATCGATACCGCAACAACAGCAGATCTGACAACTGCCCAAACGCTAACCAATAAGACTTTGACTTCGCCATTGATCAATCTCGGCATCAACGCAAATACATCAACGACCTACACTTTCGTTCTAGCTGATAACGGCAAGCTAGTAACATCGAATAACGCCTCGGCGCAAACGCTCTCAATTCCAACAAACGCATCGGTTGCCTACCCTGTTGGAACGCAGATAAACGTCGCCTGGATCACCGGCGCAGGACAACCAACGATTAACGCAGTAACAAGCGGAACGACAACAGTGCTCAGCACCGGCGCAACCAGCACAGCGCCGAAACTTCGAGTGGTCAATTCGGTTGCTTCTTGTATTAAGATCGCAACCGATACCTGGCTGGTGACAGGTGATATTGCCTAATGCCAAACTTAGGAATCATCGCCTCTAGCATTTCGGGCACTCTTGTAGGGGACTATCAAAGCATTGCGACAACTACCATTGGCGCAGGTGGCGCATCAAGCATAACTTTTAGTTCAATTCCTAGCACCTATCAGCATTTGCAGATTCGTTTATTTAGCAGAAACAGTAGCGATAACGGAACAGTCGCAATGAGATACAACTCCGATAGTGGTTCAAATTATTCATTTCACGACTTATACGGAACAGGCGCAGCCGTTGGCGTTTTAGGTGCGGCAAACCAAACAAGCGTGTTTGCATCTTTGACTGGTTCAACTCAGGCAGCAGTTTCAATTATTGACATTCTTGACTATGCAAACACCAATAAATATAAAACTAATCGTTCTTTTATTGGTGTTGATTACAATGGCAGCGGATATGTATGGTTTAGCTCAGGCAATTGGCGTAACACAGCAGCAATTAACTCAATTGTATTAAATGCAACTTTTACTCAATACACATCAGCCGCACTTTATGGAATTAAGGGTTAAAGATGCCAACTACTTATGACAAGATTGCAACTAATACCCTTAGTTCGGGTGCCAACACAATTACATTTTCAAGCATAGCCAACACTTATACAGATTTAGTTATTGTAGGTGCAATTAGTGGCATATCTGCAACGACTGATGGTTGGGTGAGGGTTGGAAACGGTTCTATTGATACTGGATCAAATTATTCTTGGACTGTTTTATCCGGAAATGGAACAAGCGCTGGCTCTGGTCGAGGGGCTAATCAAACTAAAGTTTATTGGGATTTTCTCAATTCTTTATCAAATATTTCGCAATTTGTCATAATGAACTTTATGAATTATTCAAATACAAGAGGAACTTCTGGATCTTTAGAAACTAATCTTACTTTTGGGTTATGGCGTAGCACTTCAGCTATAAATACAATTCAAATTGGTTTAGATTCATCTGCCACATTTAGCATAGGTTCAGTATTTACCCTCTACGGAATTAAGGCGGCATAATGCCTACATATACAAAGATTGCTTCTAATACTGTTGGTTCTGGTGGCGCTGCCACCGTTACTTTTTCAAGCATCCCTGCCACTTATACTGATTTAGTAGTTAAAGTTTCTGCAAGATCAGATTCAGGTGCCGCTTTTGCTGGATTAGTAATTGCACCAAATGGGTTATCAACTAACTACACTTTAAGATGGCTTGGCGATGCTGGTGGCGGCGCAATTAGTTACACGCAAGCAGCATTTGGATACAATCATTTGTTTTATATTCCTGGTTCTGCCGCAACAGCAAGCACTTTTGGAAATGGTGAAATATACATTACAAATTATGCTTCATCATCATATAACAAATCTTTAAGTGCTGATGGTGCTAATCAAAATAATGCCTCAACTATTTATCAAGGAATCTCTGCTGGTCTTTGGTCAAGTACCTCAGCAATTACTTCATTGACATTTTCAACAGGTGGAAACTTTGTCCAATACTCAACCTTCACCCTCTACGGAATCTCAAACGCATAAGGAGCAACAAATGTCAGACATCAAAATCGAAGTAAACTGCGCAACAGGCGAAGTCACCGAGGTTCCGCTAACTGCGGAAGAAATCGCACAGCGCGAGCTAGATGCCATCGCCGCAGCAACTGCCCAAGCCGAACGTGAAGCAGCGGAGCAGGCAGCGGCAGATGCAAAGGCATCGGCGCAGGCTAAATTGGCAAAGCTCGGACTATCAGCCGAAGAGATCGCAGCTCTAACAAAATAATGACCTACGCCGATGGCAATTGCACCAGGGAACCAACCAGGACAATAGACGATGCCGTCGACGAAGCAGAAGCATCAATAATCTAAAATAAACCAGGAGAGATCGATGGGAATCAGCACACGCCAAGTAACAGTGGGAACGACAGCAACAGCGCTCGTTGACGCAACCCCTGATGCAGAGATGGTCTATTTACACAGCTCAAGCGGCACATGCTATCTGGGCGATTCAAACGTAACTAGCAGCACCGGATACCGCATGGATAACGGCGACAAGATCACTATTGAGAATAAGGCAAACGGAATCTGGGCGATCACCAGCTCAGGAACCGTCACGATGCAAGTGATGGCGGTTGGAAAATGACCGCGCAGGACTACGCAGCCCTGATCGTTTCCATACTTACGATTGCCGGCGCATTCGCAGCAATGACCAGATGGCTCGTAAAGCACTACCTGGCAGAATTAAAGCCAAACGGCGGCAGCTCCATGAACGACCGCATGACCAGAGTAGAAAACAGAGTCGACGACATATACAGCCTTTTGCTAGAAAATAACAAACCTAGAGGGGGCAGGAAATGAGCCAAAGAGAGCAGATGATCGCGATCGCAACAGCTGAGATCGGATACATCGAAGGGCCAGCCGAAAATCACACAAAATACCAGAAGGCAAACGTCCCCTGGTGTGGAGCATTTGTGAACTGGGTGGCAAAGCAGGCAGGCGTGAAGATTCCGAATTGCACCTACACCCCGGCAGGGGCGGTCGCCTTTATGGACAAGAAGAAGTGGCAAGACGCAGCTGTGGCAACGCCAGAGCCAGGCGACATCGTGTTCTTCGACTTCCCAGGCGACGCGTTAGACAGAATCAGCCACGTCGGGATCGTCGTCAAGGACAATCAAGACGGCACAGTAACGACTATTGAAGGAAACACCGCACCTGATAAGAAGGGCGATCAACGCAATGGCGGCGAAGTATGCCGTAAGATCAGAGCGTACAAGGCAAAGAACCGAGGCAAGTTAAAGCCATCATTGGCGGTCGCCATTGTCGGCTTCGGCAAGCCTACTTTTAAGGAGACAGAATGAACAGAGCAAAGCTAGAAGCAATCGGAAAGACCTACCTACGAGCAGCAGCAGCAGCCGTAGCAGCTCTATATCTGGCCAGCCCAAACCAGCCGCTAAAGAACTACCTGGCAGCAGGATTGGCAGCCATCGCCGGGCCAGTGCTAAAGGCACTTGACGGCAAGTCCAGCGAGTTCGGACGCGGAGCGAAATAATTTATGAATCGGGGGGATATTCTTAAAGAAGCAGCAAGACTCACCGCCACCGATCGCCAGAAGACATACGGGGATCCGAGAACCAATCACTGCCGGATAGCAGCACTTTGGACGACATACCTGGAAACAGAGATAGCACCAGAGCAAGTAGCGATCTGCATGGCCCTGGTAAAAGTCGCACGCCTGATGGAAACCCAGACAGAAGATTCGTTCATAGATCTAGCCGCCTACGCAGCGATAGCCGGCGAATTGGCAACTTGGAGCCAGGAATGAATCCAATGATCATCCTCGTTCCGACTCGCGGTCGCCCAATGAGCGCAGCACAGCTACTAGCCGTCCACGAAGAACTCTCCACAGCCAGCGACCTTTTATTCGTAATCGATGCCAATGACCCAGAGCATGACCAGTACGAATACGAAGTAGGCGCAGAGCGCTGCATCACGATCGAGAACGAAACAAGGGGAATGGCCTACCCAATAAACAAGGCAGCAGCTGCGATCGTAAAGCAAAATCAATACCAGTATTTCGCCTTCCTGGGCGACGACCATCGCCCACGCACAGCCGGGTGGGATGCGCAGCTGATAGCGGCAATGCAACGGCGGCCGTCAATGGCCTACGGCAACGACCTACTACAGGGGCAACGACTGCCCACGATGATCGCGATGACCAGCGACATCGTAAAGGCGTTAGACGGAATGGTTCCGCCAAAGATGAAGCACCTATATCTAGACAATTTCTGGAAGAAGCTCGGAGAAGATCTGGGCGCATTAACTTATCTGGACGACGTGATCGTAGAGCACATGCACCCGGTAGCAGGCAAGGCCGAATGGGATGAAGGATACAAAGCGGTAAACGCGCAGGAAATCTACTCATTTGACGCCCTGGCTTACAAGAACTACATCGAAAGCGAAGCCTACGCAGCTCTGAAGAAGAAGATCACCCGATGAAGCAGGTCATCGCCTATTCGCTATACGGCAGCCAGGAACGATACACAATCGGCGCGATCAAGAACGCGATCCTGGCGCAGCAGCACTTCGCCGGATACGAAATCCGATTCTATACCGGGGCAAGCGTGCCAGAATGGGTAACAAGCACGTTGCAATTGCTTCCAAACGTTAAAATCGTTAGGTGCGAAGGTTCCGAAGACCACACAGCCAAACTCTGGCGATTTGCCGCCCTAGCCGATGAAGAAGCAGACGTGGTGCTAAGCAGAGACGCAGACGCCAGGCTAACTCGAAGAGAACGCATCGCCCACGAAGAATTCCTAGCCAGCAAACTAGACTTTCACATCATGAAAGACCACCCGATCGGTCACAATTACAAGATCAGCGCAGGGATGTTCGCAGCTCGTAAGGGCGCGATTCCAGAGATAGCACAGCTGTTAGAAGAGCAACAGAGCAAGGATTATTACACGCAAGACCAGGACTGGCTGGCCGCCGAAATTTGGCCCCGGATCAAAGACAGCTGCCTAATCCATGACGAAACATACGACAGCCAGGCAGAAGGAATATCGGCCGTAAAGACATTCCCAATGGCCAAAGAAGCAACCCTGCATCACATTGGCGCAGCTCTGGACGAGAACGACCGCTACATCTTCGACGTAGACCAGCAAAGAGCCAAAGCCGAAACAGGCAGCGACAGATATCTGGCAGAATGGCTCGCATGAAGATACTCATAACAGGCGACGCAGGATTCGTAGGCAGAGCATTTCACCGAGCGCTCGATGACAAAGGCAACGACATCACCGGCATCGACCTAGCCAATGGCAAAGATTGCCGAGATTTCTTCAAGACAGACAAAACCAGATACGACGTCGTCATCCATCTGGCGGCGATTGTCGGGGGCAGGGCCACGATCGAAGGCAACCCATTGGCGGTCGCCAGCGACCTCGCCATCGATTCCGACATGTTCCAGTGGGCGATAAGGACGAAGCCAAAGCACCTAGTTTATTTCAGCAGCTCGGCGGCATACCCAATCTACCTACAGAAACTGGCATACAAGCAACAGCTGCGAGAAGGGGACATCAACCTAGACCACATTCGCACGCCAGATCTGAGCTACGGCTGGGCAAAATTGACCGGAGAAACCCTGGCAAGATACGCCAGGAATGAAGGACTAAACGTCACCGTCCTTCGCCCATTCAGCGGATACGGCAGCGATCAGGCGCTGGACTACCCATTCCCATCGCTAATAGCACGCGCAAAGGCGAAACAGGATCCGTTCGAAGTATGGGGAACAGGGCAACAAACCAGAGATTTTATCCACATCGACGACATCGTCGCAGCTACGTTTGAGTGCATAACCAACCGCGTGAAGACCCTAAACCTCTGCACCGGAAGAGCCACATCGTTTATTGAACTGGCAGAGATGGCGATGATGCAGGCAGGCTACCTAGCGCCGATCAAGAACCACCCAAACAAGCCAAGCGGAGTCGAATA